AACAAATCAAATCTATTGAAATAGAAAAATGAGCAAACCAATTTTTATTGTTAGATTTCCTTATGCAGAGGAAAACAGAGACAAGTATCTTGAAATGTTTAAACAATTAGGGGAACAGTTATCAGATTACCATGTATTATGTCCTATGGATAATAGCGTTAATAGGGTAGAATTTGAATGTTATAATGCAATCAATGCTACAGATAAGGACATTGAGGAAATTAAAAAAATGGTTTTAAAAACAATTGAAAGTTATGAATAAAGAACAACAAGAATTATTGGATGAGGTTTATAAGAATTGGTGTAAACAATTTGAAGTTGACCCCAATAATTTTAATGTGGATGAATTAGTTAAAGGACACGGTGACCAGTGTTGGGGTTATCCTATATTAGACCATGTTAAACCAACATCAAAAGAATATAAAAGAGGTCAAATAAACGCTTATTTAGAGGGTAAAGCAGATAGACCTTTCTTTTATTTATCAAAAGAAGAATTCATCAACAAATGTAAAACTGATATTGTGTTCTCTGAAAAGTGGGGATTAAAGATTGAAGAACGAGAGTTGAGTTTGGAAGAGAGATTTAATATAAGATATCCTGGTGGGAGGTTTTCAATATTTCTAGAGAACTACCCTAACACACATAGAAGAAATAACCCAAATGATTTATTAGATGCTTTTAATATCCCAACCAAACTAATAACAATAACATACAACGATAAAAAAATAACGAGTTATGAGTAAATTAGATAAAATATACGAATGGATTAGTTGGGAGACATCTACACACTACTGCATTTCTAAATGGGATGGTGATACAATTAAAAACAAATGGATTAATAAATGAATAACCTAGATAAACTAATACAAGAAGGTGAAGACCATCTTAAACACTATGAGGAAACAAAAGAATCTTTATTGTCAGACCCAGAAATACCTGAAAAAATAAAAGAAATTCATATTGGTTTAGGTGAAGCGTTAAAACCTACATTAAAATTATTATACGAACAAAAAGCTAAAAATGAATAAAGCCGATAAATACTACATACAAAACATTCAAAAAATTATGTCGGAGGGTTCTTGGGACGAAAATCCAAGACCCAAATATCCTGATGGAGAATCTGCATATTCAAAATTCATAACTGGCATATTTGAAGAATATGATATTTCAAAGGGAGAATTCCCTATTCCAACTATAAGAAATACCGCAATTAAGACAGGAATAAGGGAAATATTTTGGATATATCAAGAACAATCGTCGTCACTTGATGTTGCACATAAAATGGGAATTAATTGGTGGGATGAATGGGACATTGGTGATGGTACAATCGGTCAAAGATATGGAAGAACGATTGCCAAATACCAATTGATGGATAAGTTATTGAGTGGTTTATTGAAAGACCCATTTAGTCGTAGACACATAATCAATATGTACCAGTATTCGGATTTGGAGGAAACAGAAGGATTACATCCTTGTGCTTATGAAGTTTTGTTTTCGGTAAGAAAGGGTGACGACGGATTAATTCTTGATATGACATTGATTCAGCGTTCGTCAGATTACATTGTCGCAAACCATATAAATAAAACACAATATTTGTCTTTATTATTAATGGTTGCAGGCCATTGCAATTATAAAGTCGGTAAGTTTTGTCATTTAGTTCAGAATCTACACATCTATGACAGACATTTTGATGCGGTTTCTGAGTTATTAAATAAAGAACCATTGGATATCCAACCAAAATTAATACTGAAAGAAAATAAGAATTTTTACCATTACACAATAGATGATTTTGAAATAGTCGGAACTGAAGGTATTACTAAATTAAATTCAAAATTAGAGTTGGCAATATAATTTTTTTATATTTTGAAGATATTTATATGACAAGGAGGTAATACCATATGATTATCTATAAAACAACAAATTTAATCAATCAAAAATTCTATGTGGGTAAAGATACCCACAATAACCCTAACTACTATGGGTCGGGCAAAAGATTGAAACTTGCAATTCAAAAATACGGAATACAAAATTTTAAAAAAGAAATAATTGAAATTTGTGAAAATTTGGAACAATTAAATGAAAGGGAAAAATTTTGGATTAAAGAATTAAATGCAATTAGTGAAGGGTATAATATTTCTTTAGGTGGAGACGGCGGAGATACAATTTCAAATAACCCAAGAAAAAAGGAGATAGGTGAAAGAATAAGTAAATCAAATAAAGGTAAGTTTATAGGTAAAACAAACTCAAAAGAAACAAGAGAAAAAATTTCAAAAACATTAAAAGGTAAATTAGTGGGGGATAAAAATCCAAATTATGGTAAAAAACACACTGATAATGTTAAAGATAAAATCAGAAAGAAAGCATTAGGGAGAATTGTTTCTGATGAAACAAGAAAAAAAATTAGCATCAAAAATAAAGGTAAAAAAGGTACTGTTTGGACTGATGAGATGAAACAAAGATTCTCAGAATATAGAAAAAATAATAATCCATTCAGTGGAAAAACCCACACTCTCGAAATCAGAGCATTATTAAGTGAAATTAATAAAAAACCAAAAAGTGAAGAACATAAAAGAAAAATTTCAGAAACACTGAAAGGTAATAAACCTGGTAATATGAGAAGGGTTATTGTTTATGGTGTTGAATATGAAAGTTTAAGTTTTGCTGCAAGACAAATTGGTATCCCAATATCCACAATGAAAAATAGATTAAAATCATCAAAATTTGATAACTACAAATATAAAAATCAAATCTGGTAGATTATGTTAATACTGTATATCATATTAACAATAATGAGTCCAAGTAAAGAACCATTATCTGGTGTTAAAATTGAATTAGTTGGTACAAATAAAACATACTATACTAATCTAAAAGGACAGGTATCAATTCCATATAATTCTAACATTAGTTTGAGTTACATATCCTATAGAACAAAAATAATAAATAAGGATAGTATAAAACCTTTTATTGTATTAACTCCTAGATAAAAAATATGAAATTAAGTTTGGAATATTCCAATCTTTTTTTGTATATTCGCATTATGGAAATTAAGAAAATTACATATAAAGAAGTTGAACATGAATTTTTTAAAATAAAGCCCGATTTATTGGATGAATTTGCAACTTATTATGGTTGTTTCATTAAAGAAGAATTGGTTGGAATTGTTTCATATGTAGAACATCCTGCAGTTATTTATCTTTGTCACGCTTATGTCAAAGAAGAACATAGAAGTAAAGGTATCTATAAGTTATTGTGGCATTACAGGGATTCTAAAATTGCTGAAACTGAGAAAGTGGTATATGCTCACTGTAATGTTGATAGTTTAAAATACTTCATCAACAACGGATATAATATTGATAAAGCATTATTTAAAGTAGTTAAACAATAATATTATGGTTAGGTTTTTAATATTACTATTGATAATTAGTTCGTGTGAAAAAGATGGTTTTATTGGTAATAGTGTTGAGCCTTTAAATGTTACAGAAATAAAAAAGGAGGGTCATCGCCCTCCTAAAAAAAGAAAATTTCGTTTATTTAAAAGAAAGCGATATAAAGTTTCAAAATCTTCTCAGAAAACTTCCTAATTAACCTATTAACCTTTTCAAGTTCAATTTCCATTCCATTAGAATCCATATACTTGATAACACCTTGTATCATTTTGTCTTTAGATTCATCCGCCATTTCTAAAACTTCTTGGAATGCCTCATTATCTTCTTGGTCTTCACCAAAATATCTATCAATCCATTCTCTACCTGAATATAGAAATGGTTGTACTGCAAACATATTCTCAACACTGGATTCTCTTAATTTCAATAGGAATTGTCTTAAAAATCTCCAATCAAAATTTTCAAATATTTCAGGATTTTCATCGTAATAATCAAAAGATGGGTCTCCTGTCTGTTCTGTTAGAGTTTCCTGAGCAATTTTAACCCAACTATCGGTCGTTGACAATAACGCCAATCTACCTCCATCATCCCATTTAACCTCAATAATCTCACCATCATCTTCAAATGGGTCTCTACCTACTTTTTCTACGGTTCCAGTACTTCCCATTGGTACTGAGCTCTCCCCATCCATATGAAGACACATTATTCTATCACCTTTAGTTAATTTCGGATTCAATTCTTTTGTCGGTTTACTCATAACAATAAATATCTTTAGTATATTTATAATTATATGGATTTTTTAATTAACGAATCTCAACTTAGGATTATCCTTCAAGAACAAGACCAGTCAAGGATGTCTGACTATATGAAAGAATTATATTCATTCACTAGTAATTTGGTTACTAAAGTAAAAAAAACATTTGGTCTTAATTTAAAATTATTGTTGACTTGGGGTGCATCTGTTGGTGGTTTGGTAATGCCTTTAGATAATTTCATTCGTACTGGTAGATTTGAGTTAACTGAGGAACAGATGACTTTAATTTTAGTTGGTGTTGCCTGTACATATTTTTATGAAAATTCAAAAGAGTTAAAGAAAATCTTAATTAAAATAAATGAAGAAGGTTTGGAGGATGTTTTTAAGGAAGTTTTAGTGAAATCCAAAAATCTAAAAAAATCTTTTTTGAGATTTTTATCGTCAATAAATGTTACATTGGGTTCTTCGTTAGATTTAATAACCTATTCATTTCTAATTCCAATCATTGCCGACATTGCATATTTGGGAAAAGGTGAAGTTGATATGCAGACAACTGCAATGATTGTTGCTAAAAGATTAGTGGCGTCTGGTGTTGTTACTGTTGGTCAAATAGCTTTAACCGACACAATCAAAAAAATTCTCAAGAGGTTTGAATAAACATATCGTCTGAAAAACCATATTCAATCTTACTACCATCTCCACTGGTTTCAATACCTTCAACCGAACCAATCCAATATTGGGGATTAATATAAATTTCAAGGTCTTCATTTTTTAAAGTAGGTTCCAAAATATTATACATTATATTAATCAATTTGTCTTTAAACGAATCTGAATATTGTAATTCTTCATTGAAAGTATCTGCAAAGTTGTCAATTTTTCTTAGATTTAACTCAACTGGTTCATTATTTACCTTAATATTTTGTAAGTTGTATTCAAAAAATATGTCAATATATTGATAAGAGTCTAGCAAATAAAATCTACCTATTTTTGGAAACCTAAATGAAATATTTGCCCCGACCTTATTTTTCTCATATGAATTAGAAACCATAACATATTTAATATTTTCATTTATTCTACGAATGATTTCATTTAAATCTTTAGGACTAATGTATAATCCATCATTAGGTTCAGGTTTACCACCAACCAATATTTTTACGTTATATTGGATTTTTTCACCAATCATTTGTGACACAAATAACATAATATTTTGAATGTCGTGTGAAAATTTTTCAACTAAAAACGACTGACCCTTTTTGGGTAAAATAACATTTACCACACAATTGACAATTACTTCATCAAGTTCAACAGAAACAAACTGATATTCAAAACCATCTTCAAAATGTGGTTGGGATGTCAAGTATTTTCTAACTATTTTGACTAACTTATCCATTATGCAATGTCAAGAAGTTGGTTTATAACCACTTCAACGTTTTTATCTGATAACCCATGTTTTAATTTATTTTTTCTAAACCACTCTCTAATAACATCTTCTAATGGTTTACGTTCTTTTTGGGCTCTTCTTTTAAATCCCGCCAATTGAGCACTTAATTCGTGTCTTCGAGTGTAATATTTTAAAGGTCTCTTTGGTTCTTTTTTTGGTATTTTGTCACCTCTATCTAATTGAATAATATGTTCTACTTCGTGACGAATTAACTCATTAAGTTCAAAATGGAGTTCCTCTAATACCTCTCTATCCAAATTTGGGTTTGATGTGATTGAAATTTCAATAACGTCATCTTCAGGATAGAATGCTCCGTCAACGTCTACGGTTTCAACCTTATCACTTAATTCCATAGATAACTCAATTGTAAAATTCGTATCAAATACAGGAAAATTATACGATTCTCCTTTATTAATATCTTCAGGTAATAGGTAATTACCCTCTTTTTGATATTTGAATACCGATAACACGTCTTTAACTAATTGTCGTGTCATACTATCATACTTACCCTCTTTGATTAGACCCTCATTCATACTTTTTGGGTGATACTCCCCAAGATTGTTAACAATTCTTGTACAAGTGACGTGATAATCCAAACTAAAGTGGTATAAAAAATTACGTAAAATCACATTAGACTGAGAGGTTATTACATAAAATGTGGTGTCTGTATTTGATATTTTATAGTCATTGGCGTTAAGATTCTCAAACATTTGATTTAAAATCATATGTCCAAATTCATAATCAATGTCCTCCAAATATATGGTATATTCTATAAAATCTTTCCAATCCCCAACCGATATCATAGGTTTAACACCCGTCAATTTTAATTTAACGGTAAGGGTCATTGGTTTGTTTAATCCATAACCAAGTGGACTTTCAATTTCAAATGAATGACGTTCTAAAAACTTATTTATCCTCTCAATTGGGAAATCAATTAAACTCATCTATTATAAATACTTGAAAATGGGATTGACAACCCAATTCCGTATCTAAAACCTTCAGAATAATTTAAACCTATTGCAAAATCCATAAAACTCTTCTCTTTGGTCATCATTCTTATTGGGAATATTTTGAGCCATAGGTCAGGAACTATCTCAGTGGTGGTTATATTATTTTTAAGAAATCCTCCACCCATAATACTATAGGTGTTCTTCTTATTAACATAGGTTAACCCAAGACGATTTACAACAACTCTTGGGGTTGTGTATATGAAGGCGTGTGGAATTGTGGTCATATAGGAACCACCAGTGTATAATCCAATCTGTCTAAAGTTATATGAACAAACCAAGGCATTTTGGTTTGGTACATACATAACATCGCTCTGTTGGGCGTTGACATTAACAGATAAAAATAGTAAGATTGTAACCATTAAACTTTTCATAATACAAAGATACAAATATTATTTGATAATGTGAAAAAATAACACTATGATTAAAAAAAAACAGAAATATGTCACGTCTTGAAGAATTAAAAAAACAAAACCCATCATTTTCAGTTAATTATGTTGATATAATTAATAACTTAGTTGGTAAACCAATCTACACAGAAATGGTTATTAACTTAATGAAGAACGCATTAAATCCACAAGAAAGTCGTAGGAAATCAATTTATCACGAATTAACTGAAGATTACAAGTTAGATAAGGAAATGGTTGAAGATAAAACACTATTTCAACTCTTACTAATCACCAGATTATTAAACGATACTATTGGGTTTACGGAGTTCAAAACAATAAAAAAATTCATAGGGTTTTATGAACGTAATTTAATTACAAAAAAAGACCTAACCTCATATAAAACAATTTCTGATTTGGAACTTCAACTTTCTTTGGCAGAATTAAAAATGGTGGATAAAGAGATGGAAAAACAGGTGAAAAAACTGCATGAAGATGACGAATGGTTGGTTATTAAACCGTTATCTTTCTTGGCATCAAAGAAATATGGTGCGAATACAAAATGGTGTACAACTAACGAAAACAATCCTGACTATTTTTTAAAGTATTCAAGAAGAGGTATTCTAATCTATGTTATTAACAAAAAAACAGGTAATAAAGTTGCGGCGTTTAAAAACCTTGACAATGACTATGAAAGAGAAACTTCGTTTTGGAATATGATTGACCAAAGAATAGATTCTATGGAAAGTGATTTACCTTATGAAATATTGAGTATCATTAGTAATGAATTCAAAAACACAAATCGACCAAATTGGGACATTCAAACTGAAGATGAAAAAAATAAACAGCTGATGTGGATTGAGCGTGAGTTTTATGGTATTAAAGAAAAAAGGTTTTCAATAGGACCTGTTATTGAAAGGGAGGAATCTCTTTCAATTGCACCACCCGAACCAATGGAACCAAGAGGTATTGTTGTTGATATGTTCGGACAAGAAGTTATGGAACCTGTAGAATCAATTAACGTTCAACTTTCAGTTGAAAATGAGAGGATTTCATTTGGCGAGGATGGAGGATATTAAATTCTTTCAAATTACTTAACGACACAACCAAGTATTTATGTTAGATGGACAATAGATTACAAGAAATATTTGACAAGTATAATGTTACCGAGAAAAACATTTCTACAGGTAATTTGAAAAAGCTTAAAAAAACTATAGATGAACTTCAAAAGTTGGATAAGGTTTTATTATTGACCTGTTCAAATAGATATAATTGGGACCCTAATGATATTGACATCCCTAAATCTACAATTCTCGCTATGGTTATTGACGAGTATTTGAATGATAAGTCAGTCCTTATAGATGTTCCTGAATTAAATATTGTACCGTGTGAAGGTAACGTATCAAGAAAAGATGGAAACTCTTGTGGGTTAATGAAGTCTAAACTTAAAGACAAAGATAAAAATCCTACAGGACATCACAGATGTTGGGCGAGTTTGAATGAAAAAGATGATGAACTTTGGAAAATCTCCAAAGAATTGTTTGAATCAAATGCAGTTATATTTTTTACTTCTGTTAGGTGGGGTCAGGCAAATATGTTTTACCAAAAACTAATTGAAAGATTGACTTGGATTGAAAACAGACATGCTACTTTGGGTGAATCAAATATTGTAGAAAACATCCAAAGTGGATTTATTTGTTGTGGACAAAATTGGAAGGGTGTTGATGTTGTTGATACACAGAAAAGAGTTCACTTCTTCTATGGGTTCAAACCTAATGACGCGTTTTATTGGAATTGGCAATTTACAAATAAGATAACTGACGAAAGCGAAGAATCATATAAAGAAGCATTTCCAGCCTTTGTTAAGAAATTCGATTTAGATAATTTATATTAAAATAATAAATTTTCCATTTTGTAATTTTGGTTTTTGTCGTTCAATTTCAAATTCCCAAGACAATTCATTATTTTTAATTTTATCCAAGATATGTTCGGTAATAGGATATTCTCTTATACAATCTGCAATTACTGGTATTGTTGATTTATATTTAAAATATCCAATATCTTTATAATTAAAATTCTTCAATTTCAACGACTAATTTTTTATCTCCTTTTAATACACGATGCCAAGCAAGTTTCGGAATGAATATTTGTTTGGCATCTTCTAATTTGTTTGGCAGTTCGTTTTCCATTTGAAATGACCATCCACCACTCTCAATAATTGTAACTTTTCGGTCTTTTAAATCTTGATGCCACTTTAGTTCTTCAGATTCAACATCAGGACTAAAAGTTCTTATCAATTTTCCTTCTTTTTCTATTTGATTAAATGGGAAATCCATATATCTTACCAAGAATTTGAAGATGACAAACCTAATTGTTTCGCATAACGACCAACATTACAACTCCAATATCCTGCAGTTGTTCTATCTTTCTTTTCCGAACATCTGTGACGTGCTCTGAATGATTTAGCAGCCTTTTTATTTGAATTTTTAACTTTTAATCCTGGGTCTCCAAATGTAACTTTTTTCACTCCGCCTGATTTACTTTTTACATATACTGCAAACTTTTTCGGACCACCTGGTGTTCTAAATGGTTTTCCCAATTTAACATTTTTACCTCGATGTTTTGCCTCCGCTAAAATATCTTCTTCAGTTTCGGTTTCATAAATGTAGGGTGCATCCAAATAGACATATTCTTTTCCAATTTTAACTTTTTTACCTAAATCAGACTCAACCATTAATTGGTCTTCTTCATTGAGTTCAATTTTACCCTCGTTATATAGTTCTCTAACTTCATTAACTAAATTAAAATAACTTTCTGAATAAACTCTATAAACATTGTCGGTTAAAGATAGACCATTCTCAATATGATATTGTAGTGATTCAGAAATCTCAACATCTTCTTTTAAAATTAAAGTTCTATCTAATTGTTTCTCCAATTCTTCTCTAATTAGTTCGCGTAAATTCATAATATTTTCTTTTTCTAAATAAATAGTTTATATTTGCACTATGAAAATACTACTAATAATTTTTTTAATAATATTAAGAATTGCAATAGGATTTAACCTAGTATATTGGTTGGTTCAAGAATTTAGATTTCCAGACCAACACTCTTTTGTTGAAATTGAATTTTATTTGGTGTTATTATTATTTGATATTTGGATATCACAAGTTAGTGATAATATTAAATCTCCACCGCAAGAATAGATTTCTATGTTAAAACATATTTATGTTAAA